ATAATGTTCAAGAATTAATTCAAAAAATTGGTCTGCGCGGGACAGTTTCGTTAAGAGCGGCTTGTGCGGGTGGTGTAATAAATGGGCGAAGTATTCAAGGATCCCTTACTGGTTACTCTATTCAAATAAATAATAAAACAAGAATTCAAACTCAAAAGTTAGACAGAGAAATTGTACCTTTTAATGGGCATGTTGCTTGTGTCGAAACGACTCTCCATACTTTATACGTTAGGCGAAATGGCAAGGCGGTATGGTGTGGCAATAGCGCAAATGTGAAATATCCCCTGCTCACAACGGCAACCATGCAGTTTGGCGCAAGGGCTTATCCTGGTTTAATCGGAAGCGCAAATGTCGCCAAAGGTAAAGTTACCGGCTTTGATCCCGATGGCGAGAAAGCCAAAAGCGCACAACGTATTGGTATGCACATGAGCTACCAACTGCTCGATGAAATGGACGAGTGGGAGGATGACATGGATCAATTGTGTCTATCGCTACCCATCGTCGGGTGTATGTTTAAAAAGACGTATTTTTCACCTGCAAAAAATCGAAATGTATCCGAGCTTATTTACCCCCAATATTTAATCGTCAACTATTGGACACGGCGATTATCCAGCGCACCACGCCTAACCCACGAGATCCACTTACAAGATAACGATATTGTTGAAAGGATTAATTCAGGGGTATTTTTAGACAAAGATTATGACAAGGAAGAACCCGAAGAACTAACCACAACTGACGATATCCACGGCATTCAATCCCCTCGAAATGACGAGACAAGCCCGAGTCTTTTTTTAGAGCAGCACTTGTGGTTAGACCTTGATGGTGACGGCTACAAGGAACCCTATATCGTTACGGTGGGAGGCGGTGAGGTAGCGCGCATTGTTGCTGGCTTTGAACTCGATAAGGTAAAAGTAAAGGATAACAAAGTTGTATCTATTGAACGCATTGAATACTTTACTAAATACGGTTTTGTGCCTAATCCTGACGGTTCTTTCTATGACATTGGTTTCGGCCTTCTTCTTGGCCCTATTAACGATTCAATTAACACGACTATTAATCAATTACTTGATGCCGGTACGATGAGTAACCGGTCGGCAGGTTTCTTAGGGCGGGGCGCACGACTTAAGGGGGGGGAACATTCATTTAACCCGTTTGAATGGAAACAGGTATTGAGTACGGGGGATGATCTTAGGAAATCAATTGTTCCGTTACCCGTACGTGAACCATCAGGTGTGTTGTTTAACCTACTCAGTTTGATGATTGAGTCTGGTAAAGAGTTATCAAACACCGTGCCAATGTTGTTAGGTCAAAATCCAGGTCAAAATCAACCAGCAAGTACCTCAATGGCGGTTATCGATCAAGGGTTAAAAGTTTATAGCTCCATTTTAAAAAGGCTCCACCGTGCACTAAAAAGTGAGTTAAAGAAATTAAAAAGATTAAATGGTTTGTATCTGCCGGATAAGGCGTACTTTCAAATTCTCGATCCTCAGCTTGCCGAAGGGCAAGATCCGTCAGTAATTTACCGAAAAGACTATCAAGACGATATTACGGCCGTCATTCCGTATTCCGATCCAGCGATTGTCTCGGAAGTTCAGAGGATGGTTAAGGCGCAACAAATAACTGAGATGATGCAACAAGGGCTAATTCCAAACCAACAAGCCGCTGCAAAGATAGTCCTTGAGGCAATGGACTTGCCTAACATCGATGAACTGATAACACCACCCGAGCCACAGCCCGATCCCGAGGCTCAGCGAAAAGCCGCTGAAACCGAACACAAAAAACAAATTGACCTTGCCCGCCTTGAACTCGATAGAGAGAGACTTGAGCTAGAAAAAGAACGGTTACGAATATCTGAAATTAAAGACGAGACTATCGGTATGTTGAATCTGGCAAAAGCCGAAGCACAAGAAATAGGCACGCAGCGCGACGAATATAAAGTCCAACTGGAATCAATTGAGCGTGAAAAAGATCGAGAACTCAAAGAAAAAGAAATAAAACAAAAGGGCATAGCCAGTGGAACAAATTGACTTTAAGGATTGGCTAGACGATCCAACTACCCAGTATTTTATAAAGTACCTGAAAGACTCTGCTAAATTCGAGGCGACAATTTTAGCCGACATGATAATGGGTGGTGATATAGCACCACTTGATGATCAGATACGAATTTCTACACTAGCGATAACCCTAATTCAAATTAGCGAAGTATCGTTTGATGAAATAGAGTCCTTTTATAAAAAGTAAGAGATGTTTTTTTAGAAACCAAAAGCCGCTTTAGTGCGGTTTTTTTATGCGAGGTCGAAATGTTAGAAGCACTAGGGAACCGAGTCATTATTAAGCCTGACTCAATAGAAGAAGTAACTCCAGGGGGCATTGTTATTGCTCAAACGGATAGTTATGTCCGGTCAGAAAAAGCCGCCACCTCAACGGGTGAGATTATGGGCTTTGGTGAGGCGGCATGGCTTGATCCCATGATGGGCGGTGAGCCTTGGGTTGAGGTAGGCGATAGAGTTGTCTACGCACGTTACGCGGGAAAATTTGTTACCGATCCCGAAGATGGTAAAGAGTACGTTGTGATTAATGATGATGCGATCCAAGCAAGAATTGTTGAGGAGGCCGCCATTGACTGATACGCCAGAGCAAATAAAAGAAGCAGAGGGACAAGGTTGGCAAGCCGATTTTGAAGGTGACAATAAAAAATCAGCAGCCGAATTTCTCCATGACGGTAAGTTTTTTACAGAAATTAAAGAACTTAAATCCCGCAACAAGAAATTAGAGAAGTCCTTTGATCAATTAACCGACCATTACGAGAAAGTTCGTGCTAGTGATCAGCAAAAATCAGAACAAGATTATCTAGATAAAATTGAAAAATTAAACTCTGAAAAAGTATTAGCCCTCGATGAAGGTGATAACCAGAGGGTTGTTGCTATCGATGAGCAAATCCGCACGACCGAAAAACCAACGCAGCAACCTGCTACCGTTGTTAATGGGGAGTTTGACGATTGGCTTAAGGATAATAATTGGTATGACGATTCAGAATTTTTACGCGTTGAAGCCGATTCAATTGGTCAACAATATTACGATCAAGGAAAGCGAGGCAAACAATTGTTTAGTGCAATAGAGAACCACATTAAGCGTAAATACCCCGCTGATTTTGAGAATGAGAAACGCTCTCAGGCTCCAACGGTTGAGGGCGGCACACAAAACAGCCCACGACCTAAGAGTGGGAAAGTCAGTACTAAAGATCTAACGAGAGATGAGCGTCAAATTTTTGAAAACTTCAAAGCAAACGGAATTTTCAAAGATGAAGGTTCAGTACAAAAATATTTACGAGAAGTTGTGGAGATACGCTAATGGCTAAATGGACAGACGAACAGCGTAAGGCTGCAAGTGAGCGAATGAAATCAATTAACGAGAGTAAACGGAGCGCAGAAGTTAGTCAGGCTATGCGTGTACCGGTTGGAGGAAGTCGGGATGTAACAGCAGTTTCCGATACGCCAGAGGGCTATTTGGATCGATGGGTAAATGATAAGCCTGGACGTGTTGAGAAATTTAAACGAGCGGGATACGAAAACGTATCAGCCGCACAAATTGGTGACATTGGTGTGGACGGTACTCACGCAAAAGCGGGTGTGGTGTCTCGTGATATGGGTCAAGGGGTAACATCGTATTTAATGCGGCAGCGAAAAGATTATTTTGAAAGCGATCAAGCTGCTAAACAAAAAATCGTTGATGCTTCCGAAGAATCGATACGCCGAGATGTTAAAGACAAAATAAAAGATGGCTACTATGGTGATGTCATTGTAGGTCGTCGTTAACTAATAGGTAAAATATTATGGCTAATCCAGATCGACCCCGTGGGTTTACTCCGATACACATGTTATCGGGTGCACCCTGGGCGGGGAATATTCGTAGTGTTGGTGTCACAAATGGCACTGATATGTTTATCGGTGATCTATTATCACTAACGTCTAATCTCGCCGCTGTTGCGGCAACCAATAGTACGACCTTCTTAGGTGTAGCTGTTGGTTTTGGTAAAAAAGATGCGGCTAGCGGTCAATACGCAGGGGCTTACAATCCTGATAATTTGACTACGTTGTATTACGACGATAGTGCCAGCACCAATACTGACTGGCGCGTTTTTTATGTTCCTGTTGATGACATGATTTTTGAGGTTCAATCGAATGCAGATTTAGATGCAGCTATCGGCGATCCCGTTGATCTCGCCGTAACAGCAGGAAATACCGCAACGGGGCGATCGCAACAAGAAATTGGTACAAACACCAATACCGACATGCGTATTGTTGAGATCCCCGCCTATTCCGATAACGATTCAACGCTAGCTAACACGCGTTATTGGGTAACTATCACTAAAGCCGAAATGGTCTTTCAATAAGGAGTAATTTAAATGCCTATTACTACTGGTAATTTTGCTAAATTATTGTGGCCAGGGCTTAACGCCATCTATGGTCACAAGTACAACGAGTACCCCGAAGAATACAAAAGGATCTTCGAGCGCAAGGGTTCACGAAAAGCGTTTGAAGAAGATGTTGGTATTACGGGTTTTGGTACTGCGGCGGTTAAAACGGAAGGGAATCCAATTGGGTATGATACCGAGCAACAAGGATTTTTAACCCGCTATAACCACGTTGTTTACGGGTTAGGATTTATCATCACCGAAGAAATGATGGATGATGATCAATACGACACTGTAGGACAACGCCGCACCGAGGGGCTTGCTTATTCAATGAGAGTCACCAAAGAGATTGTGGCGGCAAACGTGTTAAATCGTGCGTTCAACACTACTTATGTGGGCGGTGATGGTTCAACATTGATAGCGTCGGCAAGCGGTGGGGGTAGTACAAACCATCCTAATGTCTCGGGTGGTTCGTGGACAAACGGGCCTACAACTGCGGGGGATTTATCTGAAAGCGTTCTTGAACAAGCGGTTATTGATATCGGTAATTTCTTGGATGATCGCGGCAAGCAAATGAAAACCCTACCAAAGAAGTTGATTATTAAAAACGATCTGCAATTTGAGGCCGAGCGTATTTTAATGTCAAACTTGCGCGTTGCAACCACCGATAATGACATGAACGCAATGCGAACGATGGGATCAATCCCTGAGATTGTAGTAGACCATTATCTAACTGATGTGGATGCTTGGTTTGTGCAAACGGATATTCCAAATGGCATGACCTTGTACCAACGTAAGGACGCTAAGTTTGTATCGGATAATGACATGGACACATCGAATGCTAAGTTCAAATGCACCGAGCGGTATTCGTTTGGTTGGACAGATCCGAGATGTCTTTACGGAAGTCAAGGCGCGTAATCTTAGCCCCTTCGGGGGCTACTCTATAAGGATAAAATAATGGCAATCTCTCACACATCAGGGCCACTAGCAGTCGGTCAAGGCTCTTACGAATCATTAATTACCACCAAGGCGTTAGATAAAGACGATAACGGTAAAACGTTTGGCTTGAATCTCGCAGGTGGTTTTACCATCACATTACCCGCTATAGCGACTGTGAATGCTGGTTGGAAAACTCGTTTTCGGGTTGAAACTAACCCAACGACAGCCTACATCATCACTGAAAAAGCAGCCGACGATACAAATATAATCTTAGGTTCTATCAATACCAGTACCGGACAAACTTCGGCGGCAGACTTTGAAGTTTCAGGGGCAACTTTTGTGACTTTTGTTGCAAGTGTTGCTTTAGTTGGGGATTGGGTAACGATTGAAACCAACGGTACAAATTGGTTTGTATACGGTCAAGGGACTGTACCAGCAGCTATTACGATTACCTAATGGGTAAAGCGGATTATCTTGCTAAGGGTGAGTGGAACGCGTGGTGTGATCGTTGTGGTGAGAAAAGGAAATCAAGCGACCTAAAAAAGACGTGGGACGGGTTTTATGTCTGTCCTGAATCTTGTTGGGAGACGCGCCACCCCCAAGACTTTTTACGGGGGATGAAGGACGATCAAAGCGTTGCCTGGACTAGGCCGGAACAACCCGACCAAGAAACGGATAGCTCAAGTTGGGCAACACCCACCACTGTACCCGAAGGCACTTTTGACAACTCATTATAGGTATCACAAATGGCTATAAAATTACTAGATGGTGCTACCGCAACGGGTGCTAGTACTTCCCATGCGGTTAGAATGAAGCCACGCAACCATACTATTCAAACTACAATTACTGGCGCACCAACGGCAGTCACGATTGATTTAGAAGGGTCGCTTGATGGGACAACGTTTGTATCGTTAGCGTCTTATATTTTTACGGCGGATGATCTAACCGCCGCCGCCGCTATGTTTCATGTGGTTGACAAGCCGGTGAGGTTTGTCCGCCTGAACTTAAAGACGTTAACGGCAGGAACGAGTCCTACGGTTACTGCCTTATACGAGGGTGAAACGGCATGAGCGAGACTCAAACTTTTAATGGCGGTCGTTATATTGAATGGACGGGTACGGCGGGGGCGGCTGATAATGCGCTGATCTATACCTCCACTGATATTAGCCGTTATAACTTCCATACAATTGCTGTTACGGGTACAGATGCCGCCGATGTGGAGGTGACAGTTGATGGAACGAATTGGAACTTAGTTTCAACGTATCTTGCTGATGATGTAACGACCGGCGGTGGTGTTAAAGTCATCACCATACCAACGGCTAAGCTCGCTATCCTTAACGGTCAGTTTAAGCAAATTCGAGTTCGGCAGGACGGCGCAACCGATGCTAACGCGTTTGGAACCCACGGGATCATCTAATGGCAATCAGTGGATCGAGCAACTATTCGTTAACACGGGACGGTTCAATAGCCCACGCGTACCGGATTTTGGGGGCACTTCGAGCAGGGGGTACACCATCGGCTGATGAGATAACCGATGCAACCGTTGCGATAAATATCATGGTCAAGGCATGGCAAGCTTACGGTCTACAGTTATGGGTTATTAAGCAAGCCACGCTAATACCGACAAATGGTGGGCTAACGTATTCATTAGGTGATAATGCAAGTGACAACCACGCCTCTTTAGATGTTGGAAAAACAGAAATGCGTGTCGCTGGAATCACAAACGATACAGTGGTTGAAGTTGATAGCACAACCGATATGGTTGCACTGGATACTATTGGCTTAGTGCTGGATGATGGGACAATCCATTGGACAACAATATCGAGTGTGACTGATAGTGATACTGTGGTTATAACTACTGGTTTAGCGAGTGGCGCAGCTATTGACAATAATATTTATTTCTACACCAATAAAATTGTTAGGCCGAATGAATTATTAGAATTGTATCGGCGCGATTATGATAGTGTGGTTGATGTTCCTCTTATACGACTATCACGAACTGACTTTTTCACTCTATCGGATAAAGATACTACAGGTACGCCCGTTAATTATTATTATGATCCACAATTAACGAGCGCAGTACTCCATGTGTGGCCGACAGCAGGAAATACCTTCACCTCAAATTCAGTCTTTATCGCAAACATTAAAAAGCCGTTTGATGATCTCGACAACGCTAATGATGATTTTGAATTTCCGCAAGAATGGTACGAGGCCATCGTTTATGGTTTAGCTGAAAGATTGGCTCCGATGGTTGGTTATCCGCTACCCGATAGACAAATGTTAAAGATGGAAGCCTCGCAATATTTGGATCTCGCCCTGTCTTTTGACCACGAACAAACCGATGTTACTTTTGTTGCAAATGAAGATCAAAGGACAGGATTGCGTGGATCATGAATTTAGATCCAGCGGTTAACTTGGAATTTAAAGATTTTGCAGGAGCGACGATTACTGATAGGGAAAGTGGTATTGTCAATGGAATGGTTGATACCAGCAAGGGTAATCCAGTAGTAACGCAGCGACCGTCAATTAACATAAATGAGATTGCCGTTACCGCAAAAGGTCGAGCTGTTTATTTTTGGGATAGTAATAATGTATTATACCTTCTAAATGACGATACGATTTATAAGAACACGTATTCGGGTGCGCTCGGTACAACCATCACATCAGGGACTAAGAAATGTAAGTTTCTACAATTAAACACGTTACTTATATTAATCGATCCAGAGGACAACACTGGATACACAATAACCACTGCGGATGGCGTGACCGCAATTGGGGGATCATTTCCCGCAGACATAGCCCATGGTGGTGCTATTCTAGATGGTTATTTATTTGTAATGGACTCGGCCGGTGTTATTTGGAATTCGGATTTAAATGACGCGTCAACATTCTCGGCGGGAAACTCTATCGATTCTGAAAGGGAAGAAGATGGAGGGATCTACCTTGGGAAACACCACGATCATTTAATCGCCCTTGGTGAACGAACAGCAGAATTTTTTTATGATAACGCTAACCCTACAAACTCCCCATTAAATCGACGTGAAGATATCGCGTACACAATAGGCTGTGCCGATGGCTACAGCGTATGGGAAGAAAGTGATGTTACTGTTTTTGTCGGCTCAGAACTTAGTACGGGTTTAAGTGTTTATGTGTTAGAAAATTTCAAATTTGAAGTCATATCGACAGGGGCTATTGATGCTTTATTGACGCAGGCTCTAACAAGAGACGGTTACAGTATTTTTGGATCGGGCTTCTCTGCTAACGGTCATAAGTTTTATATAATGACCCTCCACACAACGCCATCAGCAATCGATCCCGAGGTCACTTATATTTATGACTTTAAGACCGGCCTTTGGCATGAATGGGAAACGTCCGTTAATTCGTTAACAAACTTTCCGGTGATAGATTGGTCAATTCGCGCGGGTCAGTCAGTCCGTTCAGGGACGGGTATTTTATCAAATGGTGACGTTGTTATCGTTAACAATACCTTTAGTCCACAAGATACTATCGGCGCAAACGTATACGTAACACCTTCGACGTATGTTGATTCGGGGTACATTACTGATACGGGTTCAGCAGGTACACCAATGACAATGAAAATTCGTTTTGGTCAGTTTGACGGTGATACAAACAGCAATAAGTTTATGCACTACTTAAGACCCCGAATGAATGCCACAACCAACACGCAAACATTAACGGTTAAATGGTCAGACAATAATAATAGTAGCTTTATTACCGGCGGCACGATTGATACCCAGTACCAACATGGCGATTTACACAGGCTAGGTCGATTTTATCGACGAAATATTGAACTTGAATATTCAGGCTCAGAACAGCTTTTCATTGAGTCTTTAGAGGTTAAAGTGCAAATGGGTTCAACATAGTGGCCGGTCGTGACTTTGGCCCACCACCGTATATCGTCCCTGAGTTTAGTGTTATATGGCGTAACTGGCTTAATTTGGTTTACCGTAAAATCTATAAACGCTCCTATACTATTGAGTTACAAGCCACTAATTCAGTTAGCCCGCCATCAAACCCAATGGTTGATGGTGTCATCGGTGTTGCGCCGGTCGCACTAGCTGATGATACGACTAACGAAAGTCGCCACTTAGCCTTTGCCATTCCTGTTAACTGGATAACGGGCACTCAATTAACGCTCAATATCCATTACGCAAATACAACAACACAAACCGGTGTAAAGACAATTGTATCGTCAGTAACGTATAACGCTATCGCACCGAATGAGGTTGCAAGTGGCGGCGGAACCGTCATTACCGACACCCTCACACTAGCAAACAACGTGGTAGCAAATACCTTCCATATTTCAGGGAACTTAATTATTCCTGCAAGTGCGCTAGCCCTAGGGGATACCGTCTTTATCCAGTTAGTTCGTGCTGCGGCGAATGATACCTGTGTTGGTGACGTTGGTTTCCAAAACATCGTTGTAACCTACACGGGATTTTTAAATCAAGAATAACTTCCTCGTTTTAGGGTTGCCACGCAATCGAACCGCCTGGTTAGCTAATTTTTTAACCTACGGGGATATCACCTGTACCCATGAAGGGTTAGGCGGGTGTCGTAGTTTAATTGAGTACCGAGACAAGTTTACTAACCGAAGTGGTGACAGTAATACCGGTTTAGCCTTATTTGATTTTGAGCCTTATTTTAGGGACTTCAAATTAATTATCATCGATAACGACATTGACAAATCGGTTAAGTTTTCAAAAAAGTACTACAACCACGATTCAACAAAAGTCATGGAGAGACTTAAAAGTCGGTTAGACGGGCTTGACGGCTTACATATTCCGTTTGATGAAATAAATAAAAATTTAGAAATAATTTGGTACTACGTAGCGGGGAGTCAGTTTAATGAAGG